GAGTTAAGGAAGGAGAAGCAATGGATATAACTGAATACAAGTCTAAAAATGAAGGGAAATATGTTCTAGTTTTAAGAGAAGACGATATAAAAGTTTTAAATCATTTTGCTGGCATAGCAAAAAATGGAGATCTTAAAGGGTTGATAGTTTGTAGTAAATATGCAGGGTTTACTGATACTTATAGACTTTTAACAGTTAAAGATACCCATGAGGAATTATCTGGATCAAATACAGCTACTCCTCTTATGTATGATGTGCTAGATGTGTTGAAAAAAGCTAAATCTTTAGCAGTACTTGAAGATGGAAAAATCGCAGTTCAAGTAGAGATGGAAGTAACTGAGTATGAACCTATGAAAGATGTGAAAGTTCCAAACATATCTAAAGTAGTTGAAGACTTAGAGTATGAAAATCATTGTGAAGCACATCCTCTCATTAATTTTACTGAAAATACAGTTTGGAAGATGTTAAAGACTGTAGGTGGGATGGAAGATTTTAAAAGATTTTTTAACTTTGAAAATGGAAAAGTAACTGTTGAAGCTTACCCAAACGATGAATCCAAATTATTTTTAGAGATTATGGAGTTAGATAATACAAAAGCTAGTTTAAAAACTTCTTTAAATTTTAAATATGTGGATCTGTGGTTTAAATGGATTAAAGCTAATAAATTTAATATTGCTTTAGGGAAAAATAACAGAAGTGCTATTAAATTTAGCAATGAAAATACAGATTACATAGTTATGCCACAGGCATTAAGAAGTTAAGGAGATGGTTAAATGTTTTTAATTAATGATAGCTATTATGAGTTAGTTTTAGAAGATGGCGATATTGCTGTTTTAGAAAATATAAGAACTGGAGAACCTTTAACGATAAATATTAAAGAACTCTGGAATTATGCAATATGAAAGGAGGTGTTCAGTATGCTGAGAATAAATAAAAAGTCTGCTGCGACTACCACATCATCAACAGACTACCAACCAAATTTCGATTATATAGTACAACAATTTATTAAAAAATGCAAATAGGAGGATAAATAAATGGTAAAAGTAGAATTTACAGGAAGTGTGGAAGAAGTTAAAAAGGAAATAAGAGAGTTCATAGAAGCTAATTGTACCGAGGTATTAATCAGTACACAAAAAGAAATTAAAAGGGCAATAGATAATGCTAAATCTAAAACAGAAGAGAAGAAAGATGAAGTTAAAAAGGTAGAAGAAACACCAAATCAAAAATTACCTACTGCACCAGCTAAAAAAGAAGAAGCACCTGTAGCTGTAGCAACTCCTTTACCTACTAAGACAGCTGAGTATACTGCAGATGATTTACAAAGAATAGCAGCTACTTGGGTAGAGAAAGACGCTGAAAATAACAGAAAAACTATGAGAGATTTGTTAGGTAAATTTGGAGTTAAAGCTATAACTGTTCTGCCTCAAGAAAGTTATGGAGCTTTTGTTCAAGAACTTAAAAATTTAGGAGTTGATATTTAATGGCACATGCACTATTAGGACCTTCTAGTGCATCAAGGTGGATGGCTTGTCCGCCTTCTGTAAGACTCTGTGAACAGTTTGAAGATGTAGAAAGTGAATATGCAAAAGAAGGTAGTTTGGCACATGAAATAGCAGAGTTGAAGGTAAGAAAATTAATAGATCCTGGATTAACTTCTAGGAAATTTACATCAGCTATGAAGAAGCTGAAAGAAAAAGAACTTTACCAGGAAGAAATGCAAGGTTACACAGATGAGTATGTAGAGTTTATTCAAGAACAGATGTACAGTTACCCAACTACTCCTCATATAGCTGTGGAACAAAAAGTAGATTTCTCTCAATATGTTCCAGGTGGGTTTGGTACAGCTGACTGTATTCTAATCTCTAATGATACCTTACATGTTATAGATTTTAAGTATGGAAAAGGTGTTCCTGTAAGTGTTGAAAATAATGCTCAGTTACTTCTGTATGCATTAGGAGCATATCTCGCTTACGAAATGATATTCCCTATAGAGCACATTAAAATGTCAATCGTACAGCCAAGATTAACTGGCATAGACACTTGGGAATGTAGTCTCGATTACTTACTAACCTTTGCTAAGAAAGCTCAGGAAAAGGCTGTAATGGCTTTAAATGGAGATGGTGATTTTAACAATGGTGAACACTGTAAATTTTGTAAAGCTAAATCTATCTGTAAAGAGAGGGCTAATGTTAATTTAGAACTTGCTAAGTACGAGTTTAAAGCTGCAGACCAATTATCTTTAGAAGAAATTGGTGAAATTCTACAGAAGGCTCAAGATTTAGCTGAATGGGCAGAAGATTTAAAAGAGTATGCATTAGCAGAAAGTTTAAAAGGAAATAATGTTCCTGGTTGGAAGGCTGTTAATGGTAGAGGTAGTAGAAGTTTTAAAAACACAGATGAAGCTATAAAAGTACTTAAAGAAAATGGAATAGCTGAAGAACTGTTATACGAAAGAAAGTACTTAACTTTAGCACAAATAGAAAAGGTAATAGGTAAAAAAGATTTTAATAATTTAGTTGGAGATTTAATAGTTATGAATGTAGGTAAGCCAACTCTTGTAGAAGCTTCAGATAAAAGAGAAGCTATAACAAACAAGATAAAGGCGGAGGATGAATTTAGTGCAGTTGATGATATTAATAATTTATAAAATAAAGGAGAAGTGATTTTTTATGGCAAATGATACTAGAGTAATGACAGGGAAAGTAAGATTAAGTTATGTGCATTTATTTAAACCTTATGCAGCAGAAAAAGGGCAAGAAGAAAAGTACAGTTGTACAATTCTAGTTCCAAAGACTGATGTACAAACTAAAATGAAACTAGATGCAGCTATAAATGCAGCAATAGAAAAAGGAATTAGCAGTGTGTGGAATGGAGTTAAACCTCCAAAACCAACTATCCCAATATATGATGGAGACGGAGTGAGACCATCAGATGGCCAAGAATTTGGACCCGAATGTAAAGGGCACTGGGTGTTTACAGCAAGTGCAAAGATTGATTACCAACCTGGAATAGTTGATGTAAGAGCTCAACCAATTCTTAACCAATCTGAAATATACTCAGGAATTTATGCGAGAGTATCAGTGAACTTTTTCCCTTATGCAGTAAGTGGTAAAAAAGGAATAGGTTGTGGTCTAGGTAATGTACAAAAGTTAATGGATGGAGAGCCTTTATCAGCCGTAGGAATAAAAGCTGAAAATGAATTTGGAGAAGTAGAAATAGATCCAGTTACTGGAGAACCATTATTATAAAAAAACTTATAGAGGGGCAGTGTGAAAACTGCCTTTCACTTTCAAAAAGGAGCGATTATGAGAACTTTAAATATTGATATAGAAACATTCAGCTCTGTAGACATAGGTAAATCTGGTGTATATAAATATGCAATGAGTGATGATTTTCAGATACTTTTATTCGCTTATTCTATTGATGGTCAAGATGTAAAAATAGTAGACCTTGCACAAGGTGAAACTATACCACAAGAAGTATTACACCTTTTAAAAGATGAAACTTGTATTAAGTATGCTTATAATGCTGTCTTTGAGTGGTGGTGTTTGAATATGGCTGGAATAGAAACTCCTTTAGAGCAATGGCAATGCACAATGGTTCATGGTCTTTATTGTGGGTATACAGCAGGTCTTGCTGCAATAGGTAATGCTATGGGATTACCTCAAGATAAAAAGAAACTAACAACAGGAAGTGCTTTAATAAGATATTTCTGTATACCTTGTAACCCAACTAAGAGCAACGGAAACAGAACTAGAAACCTGCCACATCATGCCCCAGAAAAATGGGATCTGTTTAAGGAATATTGTATCCAAGACGTAGTTACAGAAATGGAGATAGGTAGAAGATTAAGTGCTTTTCCTGTCCCTGAAAGAGAGTGGAGACTTTGGGTATTGGATACATTTATGAATGCATACGGAGTAAGAGTTGATAGTGAATTAGTCAATGGTGCTCTGTATATAGATGCATTATCCAGGGCTAATTTACTAGAAGAAGCAAGAGAGATAACAAAGTTAGACAATCCCAATTCTACAAGTCAGTTACTAAATTGGTTAGAAGAAGCGGGAGAAGAAGTTGAGAATTTACAAAAAGCTACTGTTGAAAAAATGGTAGATGCTTTAGAAGATGGTAAAGCAAAAAGAGTTTTAGAGATAAGACAAGAACTTTCTAAGACATCTGTTAAGAAGTATAAAGCTATGGACGAAGCCATGTGCAAAGATGAGAGAGTAAGAGGGCTTTTACAATTTTATGGAGCTAACAGGACAGGAAGATATGCTGGAAGATTAGTCCAAGTTCAGAACCTGCCTCGTAACTATATAGAAACTTTAGATGTAGCTAGAGATGTTATTAAAAAAGGTGATGGCGAACTTTTAGAAATGCTTTATGGAAATATACCTGATACCTTATCTCAGTTAATAAGAACAGCATTTATCCCCTCTGAAGGTAATCACTTTGTGGTATCAGACTTCTCAGCAATAGAGGCAAGAGTTATAGCGTGGCTTGCTGGAGAAGAGTGGAGAATGGAAGTGTTTAAGACCCACGGAAAAATTTATGAAGCATCTGCATCTCAAATGTTTGGAGTACCCATAAACACAATAGCAAAAGGTGAAGAAAACTATCATCTAAGAGCTAAAGGAAAAGTTGCAGAACTTGCACTAGGTTACCAAGGTAGTGTTGGAGCTTTAACTGCTATGGGTGCGGCAGACATGGGACTGACAGATGAAGAAATGAAAGACATTGTAGACAGATGGAGAAAATCATCTAAAAGAATTGTGGAACTCTGGTATGCATTAGAGAATGCTGCAGTTGAAGTTTTAGAAAAGGGTGAGCCTCAAATGGTTAAGTGTGTAAAGTTAGCTAAAGAGTACGATTTTATTTATGGTCAAGACTTTTTCACCATAGAATTACCAAGCGGTAGAAAACTATTCTACCCAAAGCCATTCTTAAAAGAAAATCAATTTGGGCAAATGCAGATGCATTACATGGGTATTAACCAAACCACTAAGAAGTGGGAAGTTATCCCAACTTATGGTGGAAAATTAACGGAAAATATTGTACAAGCTATAGCAAGAGACTGCTTAGCTGAAACTTTGTTAAGAGTAAAAGCTAAAGGTTGGCCAATAGTATTTCATGTTCATGATGAGATAATACTAGATGTTCCAAAATCTGTAGAGTTAGAAGAAGTTATAAAAACTATGACAGAAGAAATTAGTTGGGCAAAAGGATTAATTTTAGATGGTGAAAACACTACATT